AGCACAAGCCGAAATGGAAAAACTAGAGAACGAAGTATCAATGGCAATGGCAGGCGGTACTGGTTACGGATTTACTATAGGCTAATTCAAAAAAAGACTTGACATTGGAGAAGAATCGTTATATAATGTAACAATGCAATATATAACAACTCCAATGTGGTCTGTTCCACTATTCAAAACAAACATAGGCAAGCCTGATCCAATTACAATGGCTTGGATTAGAAACTTAGATTATCCACACGAAGCATCGGGGCATGATCATACTGATGACAAGTATATACTAGAACGTCCTAAACTTAAAACATTAAAAGCCCAAATTAAGTCAGCATGTGATTTTTTTGTACATCAAGAATTGGGTGTTGAAGACGGTGTTAATTTTGAAATACAAAATAGCTGGATAAACCGACACAAGCAAGGTGAAAACAATACCCTACACTGGCATTCAAATGCAATGTTAAGTGCAGTATACTATATTCAAAATGAACCAGGTGCAGGCGATATTTTGTTTAGGCGCTCGCACAGTTACTACAATTTATTTCATGACACTGTTCGAGTTGAGTTTAAACAAGATTCGATGAATCAGTATAATATGGATACTATTGCACATAAACCAAAATCCGGCGACCTTATTATATTTCCGTCACATTGTGAACATATGGTTACTGCTAATGAAACACAAAGCGAACGTTATAGTTTAGCATTTAACTTATTTGCTAGAGGACACGTCGGCGCTGGAACATCGCAGATAAAGCTATGAATCATCAAGTTATTCCTTTATTTTCTGTTCCGTTATTTAAAAGTAATATTGGCCCCCTTGATGTTATTACTATGGCATGGGTTAAAAACTTACAATATCCTCTACAAGCAGTAGGCCACGACGGAACAGACGATCATTTGCCCCAACATAAACAAGGCATGCATATACTACACAATAAAAAACTTAAAAAACTTAAAATATTAATACAACAATCTATTGATTATTTTGCTCACGAAGTACTAGACATTGAAGATCATATTAATTTTGAAATACAAGCAAGTTGGATTAATAAAATTGATGCAGGAGCAGGCAGTGCAGATATTGTAAGTCACGGACACGCAGGATCAATGATTAGCGGAGTATATTATATTGATGCAGATTCTACAACTGCTCCAATAACTTTTGAAAAAGCATATATGTATCCTAACTTGTTTCATAATAGCGTACCATTAACATATAAAAAGAAAAACTACAACCAGTACAATATACAACAATTTACAACAAATCCTGTAACAGGAGACATATTATTATTTCCGTCACACTTACAGCATAAAGTAGATCGCTTAGATAGTAAAAAAGATAGATATGGCATTGCATTTAACTGTTTTGCTAAAGGTAATATTGGATATGGATCAGAACAAATAACTTTATAGGAAAAAAAATGATTATCGGAATATGTGGGTTAATTGGCGGCGGCAAAGGTACTGTTGGTGATATACTGGTAGAACAATACGGATTTAAAAAGTTATCATTTGCAGATAAACTTAAAGATGCTGTTGCAGATATGTTTGACTGGGATCGAGAACTACTAGAGGGTATAACAGACAAAAGTAGAGAATGGCGTGAACAACGTGACGACTTTTGGTCTAAGGAAACTGGCAGGAAAATAACTCCTAGACTAGTACTACAGGAATTTGGCACAGACTGCATGCGAAAAGGGTTCTATGACGGCATATGGGTTAGTATGGTCAAGCGTGAAATTATGCAGAATCCAAATACAAATTATGTTATTCCGGATGTGCGATTTCCTAACGAAGGATTAATGATTAATGCACTAGGCGGAAATGTCTGGAGAGTGCGCAGAGGTGATGATCCGGTGTGGTTACGCATGTATGAAGACATTGGAGTAGAACCTAAAGAAGTACATCAGTCAGAGTATAAGTGGTGCAGTATCGATCATAGTGCAATAATAGAAAATAACAGTACTATGGACTATCTTAAAAATCTGGTAGCAAGTCACCTTGCTTCCACTTCTTCCCAACTTTCTGAATAATACGCTGGCAGTTCGCACATACTGTTTTTAAATTAGTATGTGACGAATTGTTTAAGTCTCCGTCTATGTGAAATACATTAAACTGCTCTGGATGAGGACTTGTGTAATTACATTTTTCACAGTAGTTTTTCTTATTGTATCCAGCTTGTTTCCATTTAGGAATTCCGTGGTGTATTCCGTTACGCAAACACACTTCACATCGCTTGCGATAGTATACTCTATTGCCTTTTTTGTAATTTATAGCGGCAGGTCTTTGTCTACAAATGCATAATGGTCTCATATTGTATTTACCTCACCTTTTCACCCCCTTTTATTAGGCGTATCTAGCGGTGTTATTGTTAGAATCATATAAATAATAGTGAACATACTTATTAGGAGAAACAGAAATGGCGTTATCATCCCCAGGTGTTGAGGTTAAGGTAATAGACGAATCGTTCTATACACCTGCAGAACCCGGCACTGTACCAATGATTTTTATAGCCTCCGCCCAAGATAAAAAGAACGGCGCAGGAACAGGTACCGCACCAGGTACATTGCTTGCAAACGCAGGTAAACCTTACTTGATCACTTCACAACGTGATTTAGTAGAAACATTTGGTGAACCAAGTTTCAAGACAGATACTAACAACAATCCAATACACGGCGGTGAAATCAACGAATATGGTTTACAAGCGGCATACAGTGTATTAGGTGTAAGTAACCGAGCTTATGTAACTAGAGCGGCAATTGACTTAGGCGCACTAACAGCATCAGCAATGGCTCCTACTGCAAATCCTGCGGCAGGTACATACTGGTTTGATACAGCAATGTCAATATTTGGCATTTTTGCATGGAACTCAGCGGCTGCTTCTGTAACAGGTGGACAGAGCTTTACTAACAAAGTACCAGCAGTTATTACTGATGCTACTAAAGTTACTGGCGGTGTACCAAAAGGTTCAGTTGGCGCAATTGGCGATTATGCTATTGTTGCAACAACTACCCTTAACAAACTTTACTACAAGAACTACTTAGGTGCTTGGGTACAAACTGGATCAACTGCGTGGAAAGCAAGTCATGCTACTACAACAGGTTCAGCTAACCCGACAATTGTTGTTGGTCAAACATTAGTTATTAACTCAACTACTGTTACTGCAACCGGCACAACTGGTGCATCATTAGTAGGTGATATTAATACAGCTTCAATTAGTGGCGTTACAGCGGCATCTATTGATAGTGTTGTGCATATTTTCTCTACAGGTGCAAACGTTGTACTTGCTGAAGGTACTGGTTCATTAGCAACAGCAGGACTAGTAGCAGGAACATATTATGCTCCAGCATTAACTATTGCTCCTCACACAAGTGTACCTGAATATAAGACAGCTGATACAACTTCACGTCCAACAGGAAGTCTTTGGGTTAAAACAACACAGCCTAATAAGGGCGCTAACTGGAAAGTTAAAGTATGGAATGATGCTACTAAGCTATGGGATACTAGCTCAGCACCAATTTATAAAACTAACCACGAAGCAATCTTTAACCTAGATAAGACACTAGGCGGCTCAGGCTTATCTTTAAGCCAAACTTATGTTAAAGCAAACGATGCTGAAGCAACAGTTACAGCTGGTGATTTTAAAATTTACAAAAGATCAACAACTGGTCCAACAACTATTACTAGTGGCATAATTAGCACTGGAATGTCGTCAGCGGCATTTACGATTAACATTCAAGAGACAATAGTTGGTAATGCGGCTTTACAAAGTGTAACAGCAGTAAGCGGAACAACAACAGGTGCGGCAAGTGACGCAGAAGTAGTTGCTAACGCAATTAACGCAGTAGGACTAACTAACGTTAGTGCTACAGTTGACGCACAAAATAGAGTTGTTATTACGCACTCCAAGGGCGGCGAAATTCGTTTCAAAGACCAAACTGGAGCGGCATTTGCAGAAATGGGCTTTAGTGCTTATGTAAATGAAAATAGCGGAACTGCTAACTTGTACACAGCACCAGCAGGCGATACAGCTAACGAGTTTGTTGCAACTAACTGGAAAGTATTAACATACACAGGAAGTACAACTGCTCCGACAGCATTGGCAGCAGACAATACGTTATGGTATAGTTCAATCACTGACGAAGTTGATATAATGATACATAGCGGTACTACTTGGGTTGGTTACTTAGATTCAACTAGTCCATTCTATGATGCGTCTACTGCACAGCAAACAAGTCCAGCAGGACCTATTGTAAGTGCAACTGAACCACTTGCGGCTACTGGCCAATCAGATGGTACAGCTCTTAAGAATGGCGACATTTGGGTTTCAACAGCAGACTTAGATAATTATCCAACAATTTACAAATATAGTAGTGCTACTGCAAAGTGGGTATTACTAGATGCAGCCGATCAAACTACTGAAGACGGTGTACTATTTGCAGATGCACGTTGGGGATTAACAGGCGCTACTAGTAATGTAGCTGGAACTATCACTGAGTTGTTAACAAATAACTTCTTAGATGCAGACGCTCCGGATCCAGCACTATATCCAAAAGGTATGTTGTTAGTTAACTTACGTAGAAGTGGCTTTAACGTTAAGAAGTTTGTACGCAACAGTGTTGATACAAATGCACTTAATACACGTTTTAATAGCAGTGAAGCAATGACAAGCTATTATACACACCGTTGGGTTACTGAATCAGCTAACCAAGCAGACGGCAAAGGAAGCTTCGGACAAGCGGCACAGCGTAAAGTTGTTATCCAAAGTCTACAAGCAATGCTTAACAGTAACGATGCAATTAGAGATGATGAATCAAGAATCTTTAACGTAATTGCTACTCCAGGGTATCCAGAGCTAATTGGTGAAATGGTTACATTAAACTACGATAGAGGTATTACAGCGTTTGTACTTGGAGATAGTCCACCAAAACTAACACCAGATGCAACTTCAATCAACGAATGGGGTACTAACGTAAACCTTGCAGTTGAAGATAATGCAGAAGGTCTTGTAACTAGTGATGAATACTTAGGTGTTTATTATCCATGGGGCTTTAGCAGTGATAATGCTGGTAACAACATTGTTGTTCCACCAAGTCACATGATGCTAAGAACTCTTGCACTAAGTGACCAAGTTAGCTATCCATGGTTTGCACCAGCAGGTACAAGACGTGGCGGCATTACTAACGCAACAGCAACAGGTTATATTGATTCAGAAGGCGAATTTAATTCAATAGCACTAAACGAAGGACAACG